CGAACGGCTGACCGTTGAGCACGTGCTGGCCCTGACCAAGGGCGGACTCGATGAGGCGAGCAACATCATCCCGGCCTGCTCCACGTGCAACACCAGCAAGAAAGCCTCGCCGGTTGAGGCTTGGTACCGCCGCCAACCGTGGTTCACGGATCAACGCTGGCGGAAGATTAAACGCCATTGCCCTGCCGCCGTGGTGGGTCAACTTCCGTTGGCGCTGGCGGCGTAGGTAGTCCATAGCCTGACGCCAGCGACTGTCTGGCCTTGGATTCCACCCTAGATCTCACGAAGCTGCGCGGCCCCCAGCGGCGAGAGCTGCCCGGCGGCATGCAGCTGGAAGAGAAAACCGACGAAACGCTCACATTCTCGTTTTCTAGCGAGGCGCCCGTAGAGCGATTCTTCGGCCGCGAGATCCTGGTGCATGAGCAAGGCGCCATGGACCTGTCGCGATTGAACGACGGCGCGCCATGGCTCTGGGGGCATGACCCCAACAAGGTCTTGGGCGTTGTTGAAAAGGCCTGGCTGGGTGACGATCGCCGTCTGTACTCCACGGTGCGGTGGAGCCCAAACACTACGGAACGCGGAACAGAAGAGCACCGCCGCCGCGTCGATATTGAAGCCGGCATTACGAAAAACGTCTCGTTCGCCTACAGCATTGACGACATCGAAGAGCGCAGCGGCGACTTCTACGTGACCAGCTGGAAGGCCCTGGAGGTTTCCAGTGTCAGCGTCCCCGCCGATCAGACCGTAGGCCTGGGCCGCGCCATGGATGAGCCGGCGGCTGAGCCTGAGCCTGCTGCTGAGCCCACCCCGGAGCCCTTTGCACCGGCAGAGCCGACCGTGACGATTGACCCCGAGTTGGTCAAGTCTGCCGTTAGCAAGGCCCTCCATAGCCTGACAGCACAGACCGCCGAGCGGACTGACCCCACTGATCAAATCCAAATGACCACTGAGATCAACGTGGCGGAGGTGCAGCAGGACGCTCGGCGCGCCGAGCGCGAGCGTGTTGCTTCCATCCGCGGCATGTGCGACCAGTTCCAACTCCCGGAGCTGGCCGAGAAACTCATCAATGACGACGCTTCCATTGATGCCGCCCGTGCGGTGGTGATGGAACAAATCGGCATGCGCAAGGTTCCCTTTGAGGGCCGCGTGCACGATGCCGGCGGCGCTGAGCTGGGCCTGAGCAAGCGTGAGGTAAAGCGCTTCAGCCTGTGCCGACTGCTCAATCACGTCATTGAGCCCACCGCCAGGTCTGCCGATGGTGCCGGTTTTGAGCTTGAAGTTGTGCGAGCAGCTGCCGACCTGCAGGCCAGGACGCTTAACAAGAGCGCTCGCGGCTACCTGATCCCCTGGGAAGTGCTGGGCTCCACCCGCGCTGCTGAGGCCCCCGGCCAGGTGGTCGGCACCTTCGGCGACGGTGGTGCACTGGTCGGCACTGACCGGCTTGATGCGCAGTTCATTGACCTGATCCGCAACCGCAGCGCCTTCCTGAACAGCGGCCTCACCATGCTCTCCGGCCTGGAGGGCAACGTTGAGATCCCCAAGAAGCTCAGCTCCAGCCAGTATTACTTTGTCGGCGAGAATGCTGATGTTGCCAACAGCAAGCTCACCTTCGGCCTGGTGAACATGATCCCCCGGACCATCGGCGTTCGCGTGCCGATCTCCCGCCGGATGCTTATTCAGGCCTCGCCTGACATTGAGAACCTGGTACGCCTTGACATGGCCGAGTCTGTCGCCTTGGGCATGGATTACACCATCGGTTATGGCACCGGCTCCAACGGCCAGCCGCTGGGCATCATCAACACCACCGGCATAGGCAGCGTGACCTTGGGCGGCGGCACCGCCAAGGCATTCCCTGTGAGCCTCGGCGGCGACGGCTCCACCACCCACAACTGCGGCGACTGGGCCGACTACGTGGACCTGGAGACCGAACTGGCGATCGACAACCTCGACGCTGGCAGCATGAGCTACGTGATGAACAGCGTGGTTCGCGGCGCCCTGAAGCAGACCCTCCGGGCCTCTTCTGCTGGCTCCGATTACATCATGACCGATGCTGGCCAGGTGAACGGCTATCAGACCGTGATCAGCAACCAGATGCAGACCAACGACGTACTCTTCGGTAATTTTGCAGATTGCGTGGTGGGCATGTGGTCTGGGCTCGATCTAATCGTGGATTCGGTCACCCAGGCGGCATCTGGCCAGACGATCCTGAATGTCCACCAGGACTTCGACGTGGCGGTTCGCCGTCCGCAGTCGTTCGCTCTGGGCACCTGATTATGAGGCTGCAGATTCTCTCGAACTGCAGAGCAGACGGTCGCCACCTCGCTATGGGTGAGGTGGCTGACCTTCCTCAAGGCCCAGCTAACGAGCTGCTGGCGCTGGGCATGGCGTCGATTGCGCCAGAGCCCGAACTTGAGCCCGCCCCGGCCTGTCCACCCAAGCCGCGGCGCTCTGCAAAGACTTCCATCCCTGACCCCACCCCCACCCCGGAGGATTGATCCATGGCCATTCAGCAACGCAACCTGGAGCAGCTCCAGGCCTTTACGATCCTGGCTCCTGCCACCCGCGACGCCGCGGGCAACACTACTGCGGTTGACGTGAGCGCTGTGGATGGTGATCTGCTGCTGCTGCTGTATGCCGCCGCCAGTGCATCCAGCACCGCGATCAAGGTGAAGGTGCAATCCGGCAATGCCTCTGACGGCAGCGATGCTGCAGACGTGGCCGGCGGCGTCTTTACCGATCTGGGCAGCACTGCTGCACTGCAGAAGCTGTCGATCCCCCGCGACCAGGTGGGCAAGTTTGTGCGGCTGGCCTTCACCGATGAAACCGGCAGCTACTCCGCCACTGTCACCTGCGTAGCAGTCGGCGGCGCCCGTTACGCGGTCTGACCATGATCCAGGAAGTCCCCGATGATTTCCTGCTGGCCGACTTCGGCTCCAGCGTCACTGCTGGGGCCGTTGTTGGCTTGGGGTTTATGGACCGCGCCAGCCAGATCATTATGAATGACAACGTGGTGACGGTGGACTATGCGCTGACTGCCAGGACTGATCAGTTCGGCGGTTTGCAGTATGGCGACCAAGTGCAGCACGAAGGCCTGACGTACAAGCTGCAGCATGAACCGTTGCGGCTGGCTGATGGCCGGTTCTGCGTGATGGTGCTGGAGAAGCTGAGCTCGCAACCGACGCCGATTCAGACATTGAGTCAGCAGCCGATCGTTACTCTGTAAGCATGACCCAACCCACGACGATTTCAGGCCTGCCCGACGCGACGGGGCCGCTTACAGGCGCTGAGCGGGTACCGATTGATGATGTAGCAGCGGGTGTCACCAAGGATTGCAGCACGCTGCAGATTGCGCAGACGCTGCCTGATGCGACAAGCAGCAATCGCGGGGCGATGACGGCTGCGCAGGCGCTGAAACTGGCGGAGATTGCCGCGGGTGCCACCGCCAACACCACTGATGCACAGCTGCGCAACCGAGCAACGCATACCGGTGAGCAGGCCATTAGCACGATCACGGGCCTTGCGACTGCGTTGTCGGGCAAGGAGAATGTCGGCGTTGCCGCTGCTGCTGTAGCGCAACTGGTGACGCAACTGCGCAACAGCAGGAAGATTTACGTTTCGCTGGAGGGCAACGACCTCAACAACGGCACCAGTGATGCTGAGCCACTGCGCACGCTGCGTGCTGCGTCATTGGCTGCGCTGCCGGGTGATGTGGTGTTCGTTGCCCCGGGCACGTATGTGGAGTCGATTCTGCCGATTCGGTGGAAGTATGACGTAACGATTTTCGGCTCAGGGTTGCGCAGCACGATCGTGCAGGGCGCAGCCGGCCAGGAGTTTAACGACATCTTCAAGGTCGATTCTGGTTTCTGGTGCTGGGGCGTGTCGTTTGCTGGGCACCAGGCGGATGAGACCCGGCAGGCATGGGCGATTGATTTTGATGAGCTGGCGGATAATACAGCGCGTGGTGCTGTCGGGCTTGGGGCGTTCATTCTGAAGTCGCCCTACATCCAGAACTGCACCAGCATCACCGCCGAGGACGATGCCGGACTGGCCGGATCGCAGAGCACGGGCAACACGGGTGGCGGCATCCGCGTGGATGGCAGCAAGTGTGCCGTCAACAGCCCCATCCGCTCGATGGTGGTGGACAGCTACACCCAGGTGAATCTGGGCGGTCCCGGCTGCTTGGTGCTGAATGATGGTTATGCGCAGTTGGTGAGCTTCTTCGGGACGTTCTGCACGTATCACGTTCGGACCGAGAGTGGCGGCCAGGTCAATTTGAGTGGTGGCGGCACTACTGATTTCGGCATCTACGGCCTGATGGCAGATGGCTACAGCAGCAGGCCGCTGTTTACCGGTGAGTCTCGGGTGGCGGCCTATGGGGCCGTGAGAGCAGAGAAGGCCGTCACGATTGACGTGAGCACCGATCTGTTCAGCTCCGTGGCCCACGGGCTGTCAGCGGGCGATCAGGTGACGTTCAGTGCCACGCAAGGCACGCTGCCTACGGGTCTGACGGCCAACACGACTTACTTTGTGATCAGCAGCGGCCTAACGGCTGATGCGTTCCAGGTGAGCACCACGTCGGGTGGTGGTGCGCTGGATGTGACGGGCACTGCTAGCGGCACCTATAAGTTTGTGCGGCAGGGCGCTACGCAGCTCGATGTGATCGGATTCAGCGCCAACCGACTGGGGCGTCAGATCAAGTATCCGACCGCCGGCAGCCTGGGCAGCCCTGGCAATGCGGTGCAGGTGACAGCACGCGGCGGCAGCACGCCTGGCAGCACGTTCACGGTGACGCTGGCCACCAGCACCATCGGCCACGAGTACGTGGGTGGTGGCACGGTCACCGTTGGCGGGACGCCTTATCCGATCACCAGTGCGGTCTACAACAAGTCCACGGGCGTGACGGTGCTGACAGCCACTGGCTACGCGCCAACGATCGGGAACAGCATCACGCTGGTGGGCCTGTCGTTCATCTGTGATTCAGCATCCCGACCAAACGCTGGCCAGCTGATGTTCCCGCAGCTGGTGTTCCCCCGGAATGCCAGTACCGAGGCGCCTGAGGCCAAGGTGTTCGCCTACACCAGGATTAGCGACTACGTGCTGACCTACACCGAGGCGGCAGCCGCTGCTGGCCCTGAGCACGAGTACGTGAGCGGCGGCACGGCAACGATCGGCGGCACTGATTACGGCGTGGCTGACGCGGTCTACAACAAGACCACAGGCGTGGTGACGCTGACGGTAAAGACGATCCTGCCTGCCGGCAATGGCAACGTGACGGTGAATGGGCTGCGATTCATCTGCCCAACGAGCGCCTACATCGTCACCAGCAGCGTGCCGATCAATGCCAGCGGCG